ATGATAGGGCAGATTTTTTTCAATGAAGTTAGGGCTAGTTTTAATTTGAGGAAACCGAAAAGTGACAAACCAACGAATATTTATCTAGTATGTCGAATAGATAAAAAGCAGGTAAAGTTATCAACTGGTGTTAGGGTATATCCAGACCAGTGGAATACTAAAAAGCAGGAAGCGTATGTAAGTCCACGGTTAACTGAATTGGATAATATAAATAACGCAATAGTAAACGATGAAATAAATAAACTTAGAACAGACTTTCTTGAATTTAAGCGTTATATTTGCGATAATCCAAATGAGATTGATAATAGCTTATTTTTATTAAAGAAATATATTTACAAAGACAAAATGGTGAAACAACAAGAATTGCAAAAGCCTGTTCAATGGCTTCGTAGGACTATTAGCCAAGATAAAACGATAAAATCAGATGGACAAAGGAATACATTGGCTATTTATTTGGGACATTTAAAAGTATTTGAAGAATTTTTAAAAGCAACAGATAGAGATGATATAACGTTTACTGACATAAATTTGGCTCTAATCAAAGATTATGAGACTTATCTGTTTAATAGACAGGTAGGCAAGGGGAAGACTACTAAAACAAGTACTGTTGGAAATAAAGTAACAGCTTTAATTTCAATTATTAAGCGAGCAGAGCCATACGGTTTGATAGATATTTCTGCTGCAAAGTTGAATCAGTATAAGAAGCCCAAAAGTAGGGAAGGTGATGATAATGAAATATATTTGTCAGAAGAAGAAGTAAACAAAATGTATTCTTTAGAACTCAAAGGCTTAGAAGAAAAGGCTAGAGATGTTTTTGTATTACAATGTTGGACAGGGCAGAGGTTCAGTGATATGCAATTGTTAAATGGTGGTACTGTTAAAGACTTCAATAATGGGAAGATATTGGAAATTGTGCAAAAGAAAAGAACACATAAAGTTTCAATACCATTGTTTCCTGTTGCTTTAGAGATACTGGAAAAGTATAATTTTCAAGTACCCAAAGTACGTGAGAATACTATGTTGAAATACATAAAGGAAGCAGGACAAAAGGCAGGTATAATAGGCAAACATATTGTAACAGAAGATAGAGGTTCAAAAATAACTAATACTACTTATTGTAGATATGAATTGATAGGTACACATACAGGAAGACGTTCATTCATTAGTAATATGCTGAAACGTGGTTATGATAGTCATATACTTATGAGAATAACAGGGCATACTACAGAAATGGCATTTAAGAAATATGCTAAAATAAGTTCAGAAGATGCAGCTAACTTGATGCTAGAAACAGAAGCTAGCAAGATTAATCAAGCTAATAAAGTCAAACAATCCAATGACATTATACCTTCTAGTAATGAGAATATAGCAGAAGCAATAAGTAAAGGTATTGAAGCTGGTTTGAAACATAAGAATGATATAGCTTATGACTTGTTATTTAATAGTCAGGAAAGTAATATTGAATCTTACGGAATAGATAGAGATGTGGATATAAGCCAATTCGATTTAAATAAGGATGAACTAGACTTTCTTAATAAAACGAGTGATGAGTTTGGAGTTGGAACATCATCTTTAAAGGTAAGGAAAATACTGAATAGATTGCTGAAGCTGGGAATAATAGTACGGCTTAAATAAATATTTATATGAAAAAAGCCCACTTAGACTTAAAATCTAAATGGGCTTATATCTCAAATATGGATTTATGATGAAAATAGGTATATAGTAAGCCCATTAGTTATAGGCTTACTAATACTTTCGAAGGCACTGTCCACGATTTTGTGTAAATAGAAAACTACGGGATTCAAGTATAAAACTTGAATCCCGTAGTTTTCTATTTACACAATATTATGGAGAGTCCCCTTTATAAACTCTTTGACTAATTCAATTAGTTCCTTCTGATTATCAAGACGTTTTTTTTCGTTTTCTAACTCTTTCAGTTTAATTTCATCTTTCATTTCCATAATTTTTAAATTTTATTGTTCGTAAATCTCATTTTGAGGTTGCAAAGGTAGTGATATCTTTCAAACTACCATTCCTCCATCTACCATTTTTTCTGATAAAGATTCCAGCCAGATTAGTAGGTATCATAATAACACCTTTGGTTGTTTTGTAGTAGTTGTAATTGGCAGTAGTGTAATTGCAGTACGCTGTTTCAGAACGTAAATTCTTTACTTTGTCTGCATTATATATAAAGCATATATCTTCGCCAAAGAAGTTGACGTACCACGCTGCTTTACAATCGTGAGTATCCTTGACAGTTAGTAGACTTTTAAGTTTTTCAGTTTCCATTAAATGAGTGGGATAATTAACGTACCGTACATCCCTGCATTTTATTTCAGCTACTATCTTATCTTCGTTGTGTATTAAATAGAAATCTACGGGATTATATCTGCCAGTAGATTCCTTGTATTTGGTTATATTTCCATCTTCTAATAATGACTTGAATAAGTCCCTTCCTTTACGTTCCATTGCTAAAAAGTTATCCATTTGCTAGTAATTTGATTACTAGCCTGTTTCTATATTACATATTCATAAACATTAGCCATTGTGCATTTTCATTACAGGCTAATTAGGTTAATATATTTATTGTCTTGTATTGATAATCCTATCTGCTTCTTTCGTGATGTGTTGCTTAATCTCTTTTACTGTGAATCTTACTAAGTAAGTTGATAATAGTGCTGCTGCAATAAGTGTAATGTAAATCATAATCGTTTATTTAATTGAATGTTGTTTTGGTGTATCTTTACTTGAATACTATCTTTGGTCTGTAAATCTCATATCCTTTGACTGTTTTACCGTCAATCCACTTGGCGACAGGTTTACAATCAAACCATCTATCAAGGTCTGTAGCTTTGACTTTATCGGTAATACCTAGTATATCATACGCTTCTCTAATCCAGCTCTTAATATCAGCGTTACTAAAGAATCCAGTCTTTATCTGCTTGCTAAGTATTTGTACTATCTTCGTGTCTCTGTTTTTATCCGATTCCAGACTGATAAGAGCTTTTTCTATAGCTGTTTTGATATATCGCAAACTTCTAACTTTATCAGTTCCTAATTTGTGATAGGCAGGTACTACTAATGGCTGTACTCTAACTATTTCGTCTGTTTCTGGAGTAATAACCAGATTCTGTAGTAGTTCCGTATATCTAAGGAAAGCATCTTTAAAAGATAGTTTCTTTCCTGCTTTATTCATTGTTTCGTTTAGTCTTTCATATTCTAATTCAGTGGTCATATTCCCGTTTGCATTGTGTTCCTTTCTTAAAGCGATACCATCATTATAGATAACCTTTTCCAATTTGAAATTATACAGGTCTAACTTTACCAGCATATCATTAAGGAAGTAGTTACCTTCTTTGTCACACACAGCATAGGCACTGTTAAGCATCTTTTCAGCCATACTCTTAGCTTTCTTGCTACTATTGTTGATAGCAGCAATTAATTCGTTTGCACCTTCTATTTCATCATTCATTCTTTGTACCATTTCTTCGTAGGTAATATCTAGGTTTAGCTTCCTTTTTCCCACGCTATTAAAGATGTGTACCATTATGTTTCTAAACGGATTACTTTCAGTCCTGATTCTGCCAGCTATCTGGTAAATGTCAGTGGATATATCGAGCAGGGTATTAGTATTGCTGGAATTACTAACCACGAAGCACATACCTGTTTCACTGAAATAATCAGCACCTTCAAATGATTTGGAAGTAATGAAAGTAAATGGCTTATTGGTACTTCTACTGTTGCTGATAGTATATCCTGCTAATTTGTCCCTGTTTGACGGATTATCTGCACATACAATCTTTACTTCATCGTTACCAAGTTGGCAATATTCTAAGATAGAAGCTATATCTGTAACTGAATTTATAAAGAAGTATGCTTCCGTACTTTTATTACCGTTTATTTCCAGATAGCCGTCTTTCTTATAAGCGTTTATATAATTGGCTGCCTTTACATAGGGATGATTGGTTTGGTCTAATTTTACTATTAAAGTGTCTGTATTATCCCATTTGGCTTCTACCAGTTCCACATCTGAAAGGATGGACGGAGTGAAATCTGCACTGATTGGAGTGGCAGACATAAAACAGAATGATTTGTACTTTCTAAAGCAGTCCAGTACACCGTCAACAGCTTTCTGTCTATAACTGTATGCTTTTAGCAATATGTGATATTCGTCTATAAGCAGTCTGAAATCGGTAGGATTTAGGTACTGCTCCAAATATTCCATCTTATCATAAGTACACATTATCTTTTTTATTCCAGTGCTGGAAGCATATTTCTTTAGTTCTTTTTTGGCTTGGTAAGTAAAAGTACCGAATAATCCAAATACAGACTGTTCTTTGCCATCATAGGAGGTAATAGTAGTAAGACCAGATTCTGTTAAGCCCGTCTTATTTACGATAAGTTCTGTAGTAGGTACTGCAATGATATAGGATTCATCATTAAAGAGGACTACAGTAGTACCACCACAGCCAGTAACTACTTTATTAAAGATACAATTATGTGGTAAATCAGGTAAGTTTAAATATCCATTAGTTGAATTTATATTTAAGGTTTTCATAGGTTTTTACATATTAAATTTAGGTAGTAAGTAATCTGAATAGTAGTAAATCTGAATTTAGAAGCTAATCTGGTTAAAATCTTTGGTCTTGAGTTCCTTACTTTTTTAGTATGGTATAAGGTAGCATTTGCAAATTTTGGTAAGGATTGGGATAAAATAATAAGCGTATCACTACGCCTATTATTCGCTGTTTCAATTTACTAATTTAAGAAAATGCAGGGAAGAACTGCATTTTTAACAATGGAATCCCAAAGGGATTATATGAATTATGAAAAATGAATCGAAAAGAAGGAACTAGCTACTATTATTCACTAGTTCCATATTTTAGTCAGAATTTCGCAACAATAGAAGCATTTATGATAGTAGCTGCTTCTTCTAATTTGCTGATACAAAGATAATAAAACTTTTTGACTATAAAAACTGGAAGATACACAAATTTTAAAAAATAGTGTACAGGTGTTTCTAAGCTCTGTATTTGCCTACCAGATGTGCGTGAATGCTGGATGAATGAAGGTAAAGTATGTCTTTTTATCATTTCTTTCCAGTATCTCGTTTTCAAGGGCAAAGTATATGCTGTCGTGCTGTATGCTTACTTCGTGGACTATTCGATTAAGTGAGAGGTCTACAATATTAGTGCCTATTCTGGTATATGATTTAAGCCGTATAAGTGCTCCTAATTGGTTCTTATTGCCATTAATGTTAAGCAGGTCTGAATCTATGGTTATATATAGTCTATCAGGTTCAGTGTAGCTGTATGTGTTATATGTTCCAGTTCTATCTATGTCTAAGTATCCTAGCTCATCAAATTTCTTTAAATGCTTGAATACGGTAGTTTCACCTATACCACAGGTACGTACTACATCTTTAATTGTTGCATCTGGATTATTGGCTATTGTTACTAGTGTACAGAAGTAGGTGAACGCTTCGTTATTAGTAAGATTCTGAATGTATTGGATGTTTAATTTAATTTTCATTGGTAAGGTCTGATGTTTATTGTTTTATTATATTTATATTTGCTCGAAACTTAATCTTTATAATTATGAAAAGTAAGAATAGTTGGAATCTAATTTTTGCATCTAATGCGTTTAAATATGTTGTAGTAATATTGATTATAATTGTATTTTGTGTATTATTTTGTCTGTCTGATATATTGTATGGAGAAGATAATCCAGAAGCTAAAGGGAAAGTACTAGCTACTTGTTTAAGTATAATTGGTGGTGCTTGTGTTATATATGGTCTATATCTTAACAACAAGAAAATAGGTGAACAAACAAGGCAAAATAATATTGCTGAAAAAACTAATATTGATAAACGTTTTGGTGATGCTGTGGGGTATCTAAATAGTGATAATGATGGAATTGCTATAGGTGGTGCATACGCATTGTTTCAAATTGCTAAAGAGGATGAAAGGTATAAGTCTATTGTAGCTAATATCTTTTGTGACTTTATTTCTGCAAATTTTTCTTCTGGAAATAAAATCAGATTAATAGGCGTAGTTAAAGAACTGTTATTTCAGAATTTAGATACTGTATTTCTTGAAACAGAATTGACATTGAGAAATATTTCTTTCGAAAAAAATGATAGATTCCACGGTAAGGTTAATATCGGGTTTAAAGATTGTTCCTTTGAAGGTGTAGTTTTTAATATGTTGGAATTTGCTCGTTTTGAATCTTGTAAAATAAATAAAAGCCATTTAATTGATTGTAATAAAATAGATATAATTCGCTCTGAAATATCTGGAATTAGCATACGAAATCTTTCTATGCCTACTAAAGAAGTGAATTTAGTGGATAATATTTATCTAGGACAGGTTGAGATTTATGCGCAGACAATTATTGGTACTTTATATATTGGTAGTACTGCAACTTCGTTTGACGATGATTTTGTAGATAAGCGTATAGTAGTTTATACTGATTGTGAAAATAGAATTGAAATTAACGACAGATGTAAGAAAATAGTTTCAATAAAAAAAGGAACATTCTACCGTCGTTGAATTTGATTGTGTAATTTGTTATGACACTGTTCACATATAGACATTAAATTACCTGGATTATAAGCCACTTCTTTGCGTTTCATTCCTTCATAATTCATAAAGCTGTCTATATGATGGATGTGAAACGCAGGAGTGATTACACCTTTGGATAAGCATACTTCACATAATGGTGACTGCATTAGTTTGCTAGCTCTAAGTTTGTGCCATCTGTCAGTATTATAAATCTTCTGTCTTTCTATCCTGTTATTTGATGGATTACGCTGTTTCTTCGCTTTCTTTAAATATGGCATTATTGTAGTATTCTGTAGGTATTATATATTCTCCATCTTCCGTAGCTATTTCCAGTGGAAATATCTTTTTCTTCATAGTGTAACTTTGCAGTTGTGCGTATTTTCTGGCTGTATAGAACTGTATCTTTACTAATTTCAGAACGGCGTCTTCCGTTACTTTATCCAGTCCTATTTCCAAACATTTGATTATAGCTTTATGAAGTAAATCTTCTACATTCTGGGACATATAAATAGTGTCTTTATAATAGTTGGTGCACTGCTTTAGTAAATCTGGGTAGTGTTTAGCTATGATAGCCATAATTTGCTTATGTTGTGATGAAAGTGGTTTGGCTATTGCTGGATTGTAGCTGTACTGCTCGTATTGTGGTTTCCAGTTAATCTTCTTATCTAATTCTTCTGTTGATATGTGAAATATCTGTGCTGTTTTATCTATTCCATAGTCATATATATACTGTTCCAATACTTCTTTACTTGGGATTGTCTTTTTCATTTTTAAATCGTAGGTATTCATTCATTGTTTGCCTGTTATATCCATAGAAGTCTTTCAGTATTGCTTCTACCAGTTTTTCCCTATCTAACTTGTTGTCTGTCTCTTTATATTTGTCTATTAAATCCAGATTCCTGTCAAAGAAATCAGCGATTATCAATCTTAATATTTTAGACCTGTCTTTCTTTAATAAATCGCATAGTTCATTCAGTAGCAGTTCTGTATTCAGGTCTATTTTAAACTTAATTTCTATCGGATAATTACACGTTCTTTCCATAGTGTTTGATTTTTAATTCTATACAAATTTACTGAAATAAAATAGGGTGTCAAAATGAATGTATTACATTCTTAATTAATTGTGTTATAGTCTCTTTATGTGTAATTGAGTACCTTTTTAGCTTTACTATTTAGAAAATAAAAAACGTAATACTATGAAGAAATATTCAATTCCCAAAGGTATAGAAAAAGAAGCTGCTGAATACATACAAGGAGTACTTGCAGAGCTTGAAAATAGAGGTGTTTTAGAGAATATAGATAATGCTGCCTTAGATATGCTGGCAAGAAATTACAGTACATTTATCAAGGCATCCAAACAGTTGGAAATAGACGGTTTGACAGTTACCAGTGATAGAGGTAATATAGCACCACATCCATTGGTAAAAGTTGCAAAGGATGCACAAACACAGGCTATGAAAGTTATGTTGGAATTTGGACTGACAGCCAAAGCACGTACCAAATTACCAAAGATGGATAAAACGGATGACGAGGAATCCACACCATTAGAACAGTTCATTGTTACTGGTAAGAAAGAAGTTAGATGATGAAACTTTACTATGAGTATGCAAGTAAGGTTCTTAATAATGAAATAGTAACAGGCGATACAATAAAACTGGCTTGTAAGAGATTCCAGAATGACTTATTGAGGGATGATTTGGAGTTTAGGGAAGATGTAGTAGACAGGGCTATTAGCTTTATTGGCACTTTGAAACATTATACAGGCAAGCACGCTGGCAGTAACTTCATACTGGAAGGCTGGCAACAGTTTATTATAGCTAATATACTGGGATTTTACTGGAAGGGTACAGGAACTAGGAGATTCACCAGTTCATACATAGAAGTATCCAGAAAGCAAGGTAAGACTGCTTTAGCTGCCGCCTTATGTTTGTATTATCTAATTGCTGATGGTGAAGATGGTGCAGAAGTCTTGCTGGCAGCAAACAGTAAGGAACAGGCAAAGATAGCTTTTGATATGTGTTCCAAGTTTAGTAAGGGACTGGATACCAAAGGCAAATATTTGACAGCTTACAGGGCTGATATTCTGTTTAAGGCTACTAATAGTAAATTGAAGGTACTTGCTGCTGATGATAGCAAACTGGATGGATTTAATGCCAGTTTCGGTTTACTGGATGAATACCACGCTGCCAAAACAAGTAAGGTAAGGGATGTAATAAAATCCAGTATGGGTATGCGTGAGAATCCACACCTGTGTACTATTACTACTGCTGGATTCGACAAAACTTTACCTTGTTACCAATTAAGAACTGTAGCTATAGAAGTGCTGAATGAGTTAAAGTCAGATGATGAAATGTTTATTGCCATCTATTCTTTAGATGCTGATGATGATTGGAGAAGTGAAAAGAACTGGATGAAAGTTGCACCTAATTTGAATGTCACTGTTACCAGTAAATACATCAAAGGGCAAGTACAACAAGCTATTAATAATCCTTCTGATGAAGTGGGAGTACGTACCAAGACGCTTAACCAATGGTGTGACAGTGCTACAGTCTGGCTGTCTGATGAAAGTATTATAAAGTGTACACAAGCAGTAGACCTGTCAAAGTTTAGGGGATTACCCTGTTATATTGGAGTGGATTTAGCTGCTACCAGTGATTTAACTGCTGTATCTTATTTAGTCGTTGATAGTGATAAATACTATTTTAAAACTCATTACTACCTTCCTGAATCGGCACTTACAGACAAGACAGACAAGGAACTTTATAAGCTATGGAAAAGAGCTGGTTTACTTACTGTTACTGCTGGTAATGTTACCGATTATGATTACATAACTACTGATATGCTTAAATATTCAGAAGTAGTTAATATACAGGCTGTAGGATATGATAAGTATAATGCTACACAGTGGGCTATTGATTCGACAGAAAAAGGATTGCCACTTGAAGAATACGCACAGACATTAGCCAACTTTAATAAGCCTACCAGAGAGATGGAACGGCTTATATTATCTGGTAAAGCAATAATAGACAATAACGAAATAAACAGGTATTGCTTTAGGAATGTGACTTTGAAGTCAGACCATAACGGCAATATCAAACCTAACAAACAAGTAGACAAGAAGAAGATAGATGGAACTATATCTATGATACAGGCTTTAGGTATGTATTTGCAAGTACCACACTACACAAACCAAATATTTACATTTTAATGAAATTCAATTTCCATCCATTTAAAAAGAAAGAAGCTAGACAAGAAGAACGTAGCTACAACTTTCTTTCAGATTCTCTATTTTATAATTCAGCTACTACATATTCAGAATCAAAAGCTATGTTGCTATCTGCTGTTTACAGATGTGTAGACGTGATAAGTGATTCTGTAGCACAGTTGCCGTTAGAACCGTATTATGTAGATGATGAGGGCTTTAAAACCAAGTTTACCAAGCATCCTACATACTGGCTGTTGAATAGAGAACCGAATGACCAAATGAGCAGATTTACTTTTATCAAGACACTGGTTACCAGTGTGCTTCTTACAGGTAATGGCTATGCTCTTATTAACAGAGATGAAAAAGGTGATGCCAAAGAACTGATATTTCTAAAATCAGATTCTGTATCAGTCACTTTTAAAAACGGTAAGAAGATGTACAACATTACAGGGATGAACCAACTGGTAGAAGCTATCAATATGATTCATATCTTGAATTTTAGCTATGATGGGATTACAGGTATAAGCACCTTGAAGCACGCCAGAAACACGCTGGGACTGACTGCCGATTCAGAAGCGCACGCAGAAGGATTTTTCAAAGGAGGTGCTAATCTGGCTGGCATTATTAAAGTGGAATCCTCATTAACGGCACAACAGAAACAGGACATTAAAACAGCTTGGAGCAGTGCTTTTAATTCTATTACTGGTACTCCTAATGGCGTGGCTGTGATGGAAGGCAATATGACTTTTCAGCCTATTACGGTGAATCCGTCTGATGCACAATTACTGGAAACTAGACAGTTTAATGTGATTGATATTTGCAGATTCTTCGGTGTGTCACCAGTCAAGGCATTTGATTTGTCCAAATCCAGTTATAGTACAGTAGAAGCTACTCAACTAGCTTTCTTGACTGATACGCTTTCACCACTACTGGAAAAGATAGAACTGGAATTTGAACGTAAACTATATAAGCCTTCTGAAAGGAATAATATAGATGTGCGTTTTGATACTTCAGTTCTACTTAGAGCAGATAAGGCAAGTTTGGCTAGCTACTATAATACGCTGTTCCAGATTGGTGTGATTACTCCAAATGAAATTAGGAAGAATCTGGATTTACCAGCTATTGAAAACGGTGACAAATCATTTGTACAGGTGAATGTACAGACACTAGATAATGCAGTTACTAAGCAAATAGAGAAAGACGATGAGGTATATAATTAAAGGCAATGATTTTAGCTTTACTTGGACTATAAAGGATTGCAACGGCTATGTAGATTTATCTGCTGTTACTGATTTGGAAGTGATGTATCAACATTCTACAGTTCCATCCAAGAAATATGTAGCAGATGCCAGAATAGTTGATATAGTCCTTAAAGAGAGGGAAGAAGATTTAGGGGATACTGTTCTTTATGACAGTACTTTAGTGAAAGGTATTGAGTTTGAAGTAACAGCCGAACAACAGCAGGAAATGCTTTTGGGAGACTATAATGTTATCTGTACATTTATAAAGAATGATGATAGTCACTGCTATAAAATGATTAGGGCTTATACCATAGTAGCAGATAAAGATGGTCTTAAATATTGCTGTTCTGAATCAAAGGAAAGACTGATTAAGCTAAGTCAGTTGATAAATGATATGGGATTTATCACCAGAGATGATTTGCCTACCAAAGTAAGCGAGTTGCAAAATGACTGTAATTATGTCAATATAAATAGTGTACCTACTAAACTTAGTCAATTAGTGAATGATAGAAACTTTGCTTCCAAAGATGAAGTTCCCAAATATACAACGGAGCTTTCCAATGATGCACAGTTTACCAATGTTGTAGACTTGGCAAAAAAGGTTGATAAAGAATCTGGCAAAGGATTATCTACTAATGATTATACTAATGAAGATAAAACCAAACTTACTAATTTATCTGATTTTGATTCGACAGGTATTAATAAGGAACTAAAAGAACTGGAAGAATCACTGGCTGCTAAAGCTGATACTAGTGAAATACCTAATTTCACGTCTGATTTAATAAATGATTCCAAGTTCGTAACAAGTTCCGATTTACTTGCTGAAAATGTAGGATATGACAGTACAACTGTGAAAGACACATTGGATTCATTGCTGTACGAAGCTATTAATATAACTTCATTTACCAGTAACGTAGAACCAGTACAGGAAATAGGAACTAACATTAACAGTATAACACTTACTTGGAAGTTAAGCCAGCCAGCAACGGAACAATTTATTAATGATGTACCTGTGACAGGCAGTTCTTTCACATTTGATACTCCATTCAACAGCAATAAATCATTCACACTAAAGGTAAATGATGGAACTACCATCAAATCTAAAACTATTGATATTAAGTTTATGAATAATATATATTACGGTGTATCATCTTCTACTACTTATGATTCCAACTTTATTGAATCTCTTACAAAAGAACTACGGCAAGCTACAGAAATGAATTTCAGAGTAAATGCAGGCAAGGATGAATATATCTGTTTTGCATATCCTTCTCATTATGGAGAAGCCGTATTTAGTGTAGGCGGATTTGAAGGAGGATTCAGAGAAGTAGCCAAGTTTTATTACACCAATGAATCAGGATATAACGAACAATATACAGTTTACTGCTCTGATAATCCCTGTCTGGGAGATACTAGGGTAAAGGTAATATATGTATAAGGGATTACTACGATACTATGAAAGAAACACGAAATTGTAAAATTGAAAAAAGAAACGAAGATTCCAGAATTGTTGAGGGTTATGCAATAGTATTCAATTCTGAATCTAGAGATTTAGGCGGGTTTACAGAAGTTATAGAACCTACGGCACTGGAAGGAGTGCTACAACAGTCAGATATTTTGTGCCTTTTGAATCATAATGAAGACAGAGGTATTCTGGCACGTTCTAAATATGGTGCAGGCAGCCTGAAACTGGAAGTTGATTCTACAGGGCTTAAATATAGCTTTGAAGCACCCTGCACAAATCTGGGAGATGAATTGCTGGAAGGTTTAAAGAGAGGTGATATTACTACTTCATCTTTTGCTTTTACCATTGATTCCGATACTTGGACAAAGAAGGAAAATGGTTCTTATATCAGGACTATCAATAAGTTCAAAGAACTGTTTGATGTGTCACCTGTCTATAAAGAAGCGTATCCTGATACGAGTGTAGCACTTAGATAGTTGGAATCATTTGATAAGGAAGATTTGACTGACTATTATAGGGAGCTAAGACACAAACTACAATAATGAACACTTTAGAACTGTTAGACAAAAAAGAACAGTTAAAGCAACGGGCAGAGGAAATAGTTTCCAAAGCAGAAAAGGAAACCAGACGGTTAAATGAAGGTGAACACGCTGAATTTAATTCTATTGCTGATGAACTGAAAGACATAGATAATGAAATAAGAAAGATTGCAAGCGAGACAAAACTAACAAACACAAATAATACATCTATGAAAAAAGAGAAATTTTCACTTTTAAAGGCTATTAATGACGTAGCCAATAGCAGACAACTGGACGAAAGAGCGCAGGAAGTTGTATCTGCTGGTATTGCAGAATTTAGAAAATCAGGACAGAACTATTCTGGACAAATCGTATTACCGATTGAAGAAAGAACCGATGTGCAAGCGACTGTAGAGGGTGCAGGACAGGAAACCGTAGCAGAAGATAAACTGGCTCTGTTAGAACCATTGAGAGCTAATTTAGTAATGGTTAAGGCTGGCGCAAGTTATCTGTCTGGACTGGTAGGTAATGTTTCTATTCCTGCTTATTCTGGAAGTAATGTTAGCTGGGCTGGTGAAGTATCTGCTGCTACAGACGGTGCAGGTGATTTCAGTGAAGTAAACTTAGAACCAAAGAGACTAACCGCTTATGTAGACGTTTCCAAACAATTCCTGATTCAGGATTCTGCCAGTGCAGAAGAGATGCTTAAACGTGACATCGTAAATGCTATATCAGACAAACTGGAAGCTACAATCTTGGGTAGTGCTGCTGGTTCTGCTACTATGCCTGCCGGTATCTTTAATGGCGTTACTCCTGAAACAAAGGATATTACTTATAAGAGATTGGTTGATATGGAAACTGCACTGGAAGAGGCTAATGTAGCAGGAAACAAATGTTTCATTGTATCGCCATCTGCAAAAGGTATTTTGAAAACTACTGCTAAAGATGCTCTTTACAATGTAACTGACGGTGGTGTACATACCTGTGTTGGTTGTGCTGGTTGTCTGATGGAAGAAAATGAAGTGAACGGTTATCCAGTATATTGTACATCCAATGTTACCAGTAAGGGTGTTGTAATGGGACACTTTGAAGATTTTGTTATTGGACAATGGGGTGGGATTGACTTAACAGTAGACCCGTACACACAAGCAGCTAACGGTAAAGTAAGATTGGTTATCAATGCATATTTCGATGCAAAACCAAGAAGAACAGGTTCTTTCCAAAAAGCTATTTTAAAATAATATGTACGTCAAACTGGAAGAAGCTAAGAAGCACCTTCTTTTGGATGATTCTTTCAAGGATGATGATTTATATATACTTGGACTAATTGATGTTGCAGAGGATGCAGTAGCACGTAATTTGAATCTGAAACTGGATGAATTAGCAGTGGATGGGGAATTTACCCCACCTGCTGTTATTCACGCTATTCTGCTGCTGATTGGTAATCTATATGCCAATCGTGAGCCAGTATCTTATTCATCCGTTAATAAAGTGCCATATACATTTGACTATCTAGTTTCACTTTATAAAAACTACAAAGAAGTATGATTGACTATATACATAATAGAGACGGTAGGGCAACGTCTACACAGGTTAGTAGAATGGATGATATAACAGAGGATGTATTCACACCAGAATTTTATTTTCTCATTAAAAATACCAATGATAATGAAGTAACTGTAGAAATTAGACCTGCTGGACAAGAGAAGTTTATAACTACGGTTCTTTATCCTGGCTGGAATCCTGAATTATGTAGTGCAGTAAAAATAAGCGGTGAAACTGGATTACAGTACGGCTATTAATACTATATACTATGAGGGCAGGGTTACTGACAGAGACAATATTACTACAGGAATCAGTACCAGTTAAAAATGAGTTTGGGGCTACTTCTATGGAATGGGTAGACTATCTGCAAACAAGAGCCAACATTAAGTTTAATTCTGGTAACAGGGTTAATCAGAATAATGAAATATTTACTTCTTATACACTTACTTTCACAATCAGGTACTATCATAAGGTAAACGAGCAAATGAGAATTATCTATCAAGATAAGAAGTATAGGATATTGGCTATCAATTCAGACAGGACAAAACAATCCACAGAAATCATAGGAGAGCTTATTAATGAATAACGGTGTAACTGTAGACGCTTCACAGGTACTAAGAATGTTTAGTGAACTTAATAGCAGACAGCAAAAGAATGTGTATAAGAATGCACTACGGAAAGCTGGACGAATTTTGCAAAAGGAAACGAAAACACAACTAAGAAGCGTAGTAGGTAAGACAATAAATCATAAGAATAGATGGGACGGTAAAACTTTAGGCAGTGGAATAAAACTAAAGGTTGATAAGAAAGCTACAGAAGCGAAGGTTCATATAATGGGGGACTTTAGGTTAAAGTTCTTTGAACTTGGAACAACTACCAGACGACTTAGAAAAAACGGAGCTAACAGAGGTAGAATGAACGCTTCTCACTTTTTCAGGACTGCCAAAGATAATAAGGAACGTGCCATCTTTGATAATATAAATCAAATGGTTGAAGAATCAATAACAAGGATTTCCAAAAGAAGATGAGCTTACAAATAGGAAAAGCTATCTATCACTTATTAAGTAAAGATAGCAGGATAAAAGAAAAGGTAGGTTCTAAGATATATCCGTTGATAGTTGAAGAATCCACCACTTTTCCTTTTATCGTTTATAAAAGGACTAATATTAGTCCTAACTACACCAAAGGCAGTTATTCTGTAAATGAATCCGTTACGGTTGATGTGGTTATTGCTTCTAAAGATTACACGGATACCGTTGAACTGGCAGACTATGTAAGGGATGCTTTAGAAGGTAGAAGGGGGAACTTTGCAGGAATAGAAATAAATGATATAAGGATGATTAGCGCAGATGAAGAATACATAGAAGATACATTCATTCAAAATATAACATTCGACATAAACACAAATGGCAAACAAAATACTTAGAGGGAATGACCTGATGATTTTTAAAGATACCACTGGTGCTGGCACTGCTTATAAAGCATTGGCATTTTCAACCAGTTGCCAGCTTTCCTTAACGGGAAACACTTTGGAAACTTCATCAAAAGACGGTGGCAAGTGGACTAGTAAAGCGGTAAGCAAATTAAGCTGGTCACTTACAACTGACAATTTATATAGCGTGGAAGATTTTAATGCTTTAGTAAATAGCTGGATAAGCAGAGAGGAATTAACTGTAGCTTTTGCCGTATGCACCAATGCAGACAGCGATACAGGTCTGCCTGCCGATGGCTGGAAAATAGGCGGTGGCTACACTGGTAAGGTGGTTATCACTAGTATTACCGCTAATGCTCCAGATAATGATAATGCTACTTATTCTGTTACTTTGGAAGGAACAGGTGCTTTATCACCTAAAGTAGCGTAATATATTCACTGGGGAAGCTGTTACAGTTTCCCCTTTTTTATTTATATACTATGGAAATTCAAATTAAAGGTACTGCATATAATATACGATATACTATCAGGGCTATGTTCGTATTTGAACAGATAACAGGCAAGATATTCAGATTGGAGAATCTAACGGATTACTACCTGTTTTATTATAGTCTGTTAGTAGCCAATAATCCAGATTTGCAAATGACATTCGAGGACTTTATTAATGAATGCGATGATGAACCAGCCTTAGTTATCCAGCTACAGGATTTTCTTTCTAAGGAGATGGAAAAGCAGTCTGCATTCATAAGTGATACTGTAGATTCAAAAAAAAAGTAACGATTAGCGAATTGTATGCTTTGATAGTTCTGGAAGCAGGTATAGCACCTGATTATTTTCTGGACAGTATGCAAATGTATGAGGTGAAGGCAGTCTTGGAGAATCTGCAATATAAGAATAAAACAAGCTGGGAACAGGCTAGAATGATAAGTTATATCATAGCCCAAACTAACAGTACCAAGCAGTTATCACCTACTGATATTATGAAGTTTGATTGGGATGAAGCCAAAGAGAAAGATACTTCTATCAGTAAAGACGATATAGCCAGACTACAGGCTAAAGCTAATCAATTTATAAACACACAAAACTAAATATATATGGCTGATTTAGTAACCAGACTATTACTTGATTCATCTGGTTTTAATAATAACATAGTTAAGAGCAGCAGGCAAGTACAGGAGTTTCAACAGATAACAGGCAATATAGTAGGTACTATAGGAAAGTTTGCTGCTGGTATTGGAATTGCGACTACTGCCAGTGACGCTTTTATGAAGATAATAAGAAGCTCACAGGCTACTAATGATGAATGGGACAATACATTAAATTCCTGTAAAGGAACTGTAGATTTATTCTTTCAGTCTATGTCTGCTGGCAGTTTTGAAGCATTTAATAACGGTGTTCTTTCTACAATAAGGAATTTGAAAGAACTTTCTGCTTTGCGTGATTCGTTGACTGATGCTAAGTTATCAATGGGATTCAATACTAAAGTCTTTGAAACGGAGTTTACGAAATATGAATCTATAATCAGGGATACCACTAAAAGCAAGCAGGAACGGGAGAAGGCATTTAAAGACTTGCAAAAGTTGAAAGACGATTTTAAAATAGATGTTACTGATGTCTTGGGAGGTGCAGAAGAAGAACTTATTCAATCATTGAATATTAGAACAGGACGAAAAGACTTTAATATTAATGATATACATAAATATATATCAATCAATAATAATGATTTTTCATCTAGAAATGAGAAAAGGGCATTAACGGAGTATCAAGACCAGTTAAAGGCATACGAAAAGGAAATAAACCAAATACAAGGCAGGATTAATTCTACCAGAGGTGATACTAATGAATGGACAGGTGAAACCAAAAAACAGATGAGGGAAAAACTGTCTTCTATTAAGCAACAAATGGAACTGTTCAAACAACAAAATTCAGAACTTGAAAAGCAGAATTTCTTGAATCAGGATAATGATGCCAATAGAGGTGAAATGATTAAAAACTATGAATATGCTTATGATTTGAAAAAGCGTATGTATGATTTTGATAAACGTACATTGGAATTACAGAATAGTCTTAAACCTGCTGGAGGAAATAATAAGGTAAAAACAGAAGAAGTAATTCCTGCTGGTTCTGTTGCTGAATTGGATAAGCTGATAACGGAAGCCAGAAAGAAGTATGCTGCTGCCATTACAAACGATGCCAGAGTATCTGCACTAAAACTGATACAGGAACTGGAACAGAAAAAAATAGTTCTGAATATTACTGCTAAATATAACAGTAGGGAGCAGGGAGAATTAAAACCTGCTGGTATTCCATCTGTTAAAGGCTTTAATTCAAGGGATATTGGTAAACTAACTTCTCCATTTGTAACAGAAGAAGATGTAAAAGTAAATAATGATTATGCAACTTCATTAGGTGCTATTGCTACTGTTATGGGTTCTATATCCCAAATGACAAATGAAGGTGCTTCTGCTTGGTTAACTTGGAGTGCTAATTTAATGACAGCTATAGGTACTGCTATTCCTGCTATAGAAGCTCTTATTGCTGCAAAGAAAGCGGAGTCTATAGGAAATGCCGTAGCCAGTGCCACGCAAACACCAGTAGTAGGTTGGTTGTTGGCTGGTGCTGCTGTAGCTTCTGTAATAGCAGCTTTTGCCACTATGCCACAATTTGCCAATGGTGGTGTGGTTGATGGTAGTTCCTTCTTTGGTGATAAGATATTGGCTAGGGTGAATAGTGGTGAAATGATTCTGAATAAAAGTCAGCAGTCCAATTTGTTCAACCTGTTAGACGGTGGTTCACCTGTAAAAGGAGGTGCTATGTCTGGAGAAGTTGAATTTAAGATTTCAGATAAAGCACTGGTTGGAGTTTTAAAACAACACAGTAATAGAACAAATAGACTAAGGTAAAATGGGCTATCAATTAATATATAACTCATCTTTTAAGGATATAGATGAGAATACTATCAATATTGAAATATACAGGGATTCAGGAGGTACTTTGATAGCTTCTGAATTACTCTGTTCTGCTGATGCAGTTTCAATTAACTATGAATCAGATGATGATGTGTTCAAACCAATCAAATGTTCGGATTGCCAGATTAATGTCTTAACGACAAAGGTACTGGCTAATCTGTACACAGCATTAGGAAACCAGATATATTGTACCATCTCAAAGAATGGTTCTTTGTTGTGGTGTGGGTATTCTGTTCCTTGTCTTTACAGTACAGATTATAATGAAGAATATAATTTGTTGTCATTGCAGTTCAACGATATTCTTTCATCCCTTAATAATTATAACTACACCTATCTAAATGAAAAGCAGTCTATAGTGTCTTTCTATCAGGTAATCAAACATATCATAAGCCAGATTGATTCCAATGGACTGATAAAGAATGTCTATGTACACAACGCAAAGAAGATAAATGATACTACTGATTTACTAAATAACTTATTCATATTAGATAGAAATTTCTTCGATGAAGCGAATGAAGCAGAGAACTGTAAAGACGTACTGGAATATATTGCAAGGTATCTGGGTATGACTTGCTATTATTATGGTGATTCTATTTACTTCGTGGACTATGATATTATTAAGAATATCAATTTATATACTAAATATACCCTGTCAGATGATAGTAATACGGTGGTAGCACTTGATAACACCGTTATTAATGTTAATCAGAATATTTATGAAAGTAATGCCAGTATAGCTATTGGTGAGCTATATAATAAGGTGGTGGTAGTTGCTAATTCAAATTCTAATAATACTATAATTCCTGAATGGAATGATGAGGATGATATTATAAATCAGAATGCAGACGCAAATAAGTATTATGAATCGACAAGGGATATTAGTGGTAAGAATTATACATTATTGAATGCTTTCTTTAAATCGAAGAATAATTGGGATTGGAATAAGCCATATCTTTTTGAAATTAACAAACCAATAGAACCGATAGAAGAAGTAACTCCAGATAATGCTGCATCAAATGGCAGCTACTGGCAAAAGGCAGCATACTATGAGACTGCAAATGAACCTTCCTCTTTAAATTGGAAGACATATTTTACGATAAGTGATTACGGTCTGATGGGATGGAAAACAACAGACGGAGTCCAATTGTCATTGAAAAATAAGCTACCTATAGCAGTCAAAGGTGGAACTTTCATTATTGATATAAATTATAGGCTGTCTGGTGATTGGAATGCAGCAGAATGTATTGTAACATCTGATGAACAATACTATGATGGTAAATATTCCACGGGATTCACGGATACGATGTTTAAATGTAAACTTGCAATTGGTGATAAGATGTACTATGATGGTGATGGATGGGTTAATTATCAGGAGTATCATAATAAAGTTGCAAGGAATTATTATAAGATATGTAACGGTCCAAATACTTGGGCAGGTGCAACTTGGTATAAGTATCTGGATGAATACGGTTACTGGCGATTTGTTACTAAAGGGGAATATGATTCTATTTCTGGACGTGAAAAGTATAGCGGTGGATATGCAGATAGAAATTACGTGTATTCATATATGAATAGCAGTAATGAGCGTGTATTTGTCGAGAAATGGTTCTATGATGAATGTAAATTGCAAGACTGTTTTTATCTGGTGCATAAGAATAAAGTAGGGGATAAGGTGTTTGATACAGATTATTCATTGACTAATACAGTTTCGTGGCGTATGAATCTGGCAGAAAGTGAAGATGGTGTTGCCGTTTCATTACCATCTGATAAAATGACATTAGGGGAGTTGACATTTGAACTTTACGCTCCTAATCAACTTGGAACTACTCCTATGAGACGTACCGATAAAGAACCTGTCAGGTGTAATTCATTTCACATTAATGATGTTAAATTGAAATATACTACATCTGATTATGTGAAGGATATTTTTAATGATGAAACGTATGATGAAGACTTGAAGTTTGAGAATGTAATTGATGAAAATATAGTCAATGATTTTGATGATATTGAATTTAGAATCAATACTTATAATGAACACGCAGGCAGTTATAGCTATGTTCTTACTAAGATAGGAGAGGAGTATTACTTTGTTGATACGTTGACTGATACAGCTTCACTGGATAAACTGAAAGCAGAAGAGCACTGTATTAATAAATATGTGAATTACTATAGTAAGCCACGATTCAGATACAGTAATTCAATAAAGAATAGGGGTATATCGCTTAATTCAGTCCTGAAAGAGAATACCTTGAATAAGAACTTTGTAATCAATTCCATCACATACGATTTGATTAATAATAAATGTGATGTTGAATTGAACGAAATACGATAATATGGAAATAAAATCTAACTATATACCACATAATTTCAGGAACAAGTATTTAAAGAATGTAGGTGGAAGTTATTCAAGTACAGTTTTACAGTCTACAGTATCAGGTGAAGCTGGTACTAAAGTTGTAGTAATTGATGATTTGGAAACTTCCAGTAAAGATAAGGCATTGTCTGCCAATATGGGTAAATACTTGAATGAAAACAAACAAGATAAGAATGAATATGTAGATACAATAAATCAGTATTTAAGTACTGATTCTGATGTGAAATTTAACTCTGTCGCTGGCAAGAATGGAGAGTTTGACAATCTGAAAGTAAAAGGAGGTTTGGATGTCTTTACTATTACGAGTAATGAAGTAAGGGGAACTAATGGAATTTTATATGTTACCGATTCAGCACAGGTAACAGGTATAACTTCCAATGAAAATAATGTAATGGTTCTTACAGTCAGTGATTCTGTCTTTAGGGTGGATGATATTCTACTTAGCCAGACTTTTGATTCATCTTCAAAGAAGATAGTCTTAAAGGTAACTACTGTAGATGGTACAACTATTACCTGCAATGTCATAGAAGCATTAGGCAATATAGAAACTGGTGATGCTTTAGTAAGGATAGCCAATACGAGTGATGCAGCCAGACAAAGTTCTATCCTGCTGAATCCGTATGATGGCTGTATTGATATACGTACAGGTTGTACATCTGAATCAGATTCCATAGTATCCAGTAGAATAGGTAATCTAGATGGAATTACTGATACAGATTTTGGGAAACTGTCTGGTGATGGACTTTATTCTAATAATGCTTATCTGTCTGGTGCAATAAGAAACTTATCTGGAAAATGGGAATTGAAAGATGATGGTTCTGGTAAGTTGGCAAATGGAAATATTAGCTGGGATACAGAAGGTAGTTTGACATTAAAGTATGGTACGAGGAAGGAGTTTAAAACTATAGATATTGATGATTATGATTTTGCAAATGCATTTGAGGTTGATTTAAAGGATGGGTTGAATTTCTTCTTTACGAAAAATAAGGATAATGACCCTAGAACAATAATATTACCTTGCAGTGATACATTTATAGGGCTTGAAGTTGAAATGATATTTAAGGGAAATCCCGGTTTAATAAGGATTGAATGTACAAATAATTATGCGTTTATGTATAACGGGCAAGATGTACGCTACATTTCAATCGGACATTATCCAAGACGATTAAAATTAGTAGCGAGAAAATATAATTTCTCAACTAAGGGTATGTGTAGTTGGTGGATTGATAATGCAGCAGAGTTTAAAATCAGTAGTGATGGTACATTTGCAGGAACATTCAGGTCTATTTGAGTTTATGAATCAGCAACAAATACAATTAATAATAGCCTGCATACTGGTTGTCGTAGGTATAGGATTACTGATAGCAGGATTCTGTGTAGTACCTGTAGGTATCATACATAGTTCTATTCTGGTAGCATTTGGTGAGGTGCTTACTTTCGTTGGAGCTTTATTTGGAATAGATTATCATTATAAGAGTAAATAATATTAGCCTGTAGTCTTGATTGATTACAGGCTTTTTTATTACCTTTGCAGCAATTCCAGATGTCTAATGAGTTAGAACTGGAAGGACATATTAGTTAACGAAGAGCGTTTAAGATATTATCCTGTTATGAAATCTGGACAATTTCAATCTCCAAGGATAGTAGGCAAGAACGCTCACGTCAATGTTATATACCTATCTTATATGGATAGTCTATATATCGTTTGGCGTGGGCTATTGTTTATTATCCAATCAGGGCAGTCCAGAACTCTTAGAAATAAGAGTGCCTCACAATGGTAATATTCAGTAGTTCCCACGCTTCTTGTATGTAGTAGCCAACTATAGGGAACAGGTTGGCATAAATACAGGTATATAAGAAACAGACAGTCTATTTTACTACTCAACAGTTCTTTATTAAAGAAGTGTGCAACTCTATGTTGTGTTCCTCACACTTGTATCTCAATTATTAACGCTCTCTATTAGGAACGTAGAAGCACAAACAGATTATTACAATGAAGATATTCAGATTAATTGGTATGCTTCTCTTAGGAAGTAGTACTCTATTCTCTTGTAGTAATAATGAGGATGAACTACCACCTAAAGAGCAGGAGCAGACTAACCAAGAAACCTACATTATCTCATTCAATTTGGACGGAGAATTTATCTCCACTTCTGAAACTCCTTTAAGCAGAACAGAAGTTACACCAAAGAAGATATATGGGATTAATGTGTACTATAAGAAGGACGGAGATACGAATTATCAGAATTATGCTTATGGACTGTTTGATAATATTGAAGATATGACTATCTCTTTAATTGGTGGATATAAATATAAGTTTGAATGTTCTATGGTAAAGAATGATACTGATACGTTATATCACGATGATAATGTGTACTATGCGCCATTCCATATGGGATATTCTAGCGGTTATCGTGGGATGATTTTGGAGAATAAATTTAATATCGAAGTCCGCCCTACAGAATACACACCTAATATAAAAGGATTAAAGGAAGGTATGACGTGTACAACACGTAATGATATACATCCTAGTAGTTCTAATCAAGGGCAATATGCTAAAGTCGATAGATTCTATGGCGAGTTAACCGATTATATTCCTACTAAAGGCGGAGTTGCTAATATAGATTTAAAACGTACAGCCTTTGGGCTTAAATTTATAATAACCCCACCGACAGACGGGACATTGTCTATTTACAATTATCTTATTGAGTCAGATTCATCAATTAAAGTTTCAGCAGACGAAAGCACTTTAGAATATTCCTCAATGTACACATTCAAAGATGTTTATAAGTGTTGGCAAACTGAAAGCTACAGTCAAAACTTCACCATAGAACTGAGATGGGCAAGAGCTGACGGTTCACTTCAGACATTTGAGAAGATAATTACTGCCAAACGTAATGTATTAACTACTATCAATGTAAATGTAAATGGTAGCAATACTGATTCTTCTTTAGGTATAAATGAAGATAATACTCCTATGGAGAATGTGAATGTTGATATGAGCTTTGATATAAACGACAATAATGTGAACCCTAATGTATAATTTATTAATTAACTAAAACAATTCAAAGATGAAGACATTAAGATTAATTGGAACGACCTTGTTAATGGTTGTATTGTGTTTGAACTTTACCGCTTGTAGCGATGATGACGATGATGACTCATCTAATCCTATAGTGGGAGTATGGCAGAACGATGATGAAGGTGAACATTTAAGGTGGACCTTCCGAAATGACGGAAGCGGAGAAGAGCATTTATTTTATGACAATGATAGTGAATCATACACATATCAGTTTACTTACACTTATGATAGTAAATCCAGTACATTAATAATAAACTATGACGATGATGATACTGACAAATACACTATCAACATTAATGGCAATACTATGACAGCCAAGAATGAGTATGGTACAGAAATTACTTATAAGAAGAAATGATTATTGAATTTAATAGATTGTGATAATGAAGACATTAAGATTTATTGGTATGGCTATAGTAGCCATTATTATGAGTGTGAATTTTGCAGCTTGCTCTGATGACGATGATGACATTGATGTAAGCCAGTTAGAGGGAACTTGGGGATTAGTGCATGATACTGGTTGGGAGGAATCTGATGGAGATAAAGACTCTTGGGATGATACTCATACTCCTAATAATCCATGTTGTATGGATTGCTCTAAATTGGTTATTAAGAAGATATCAGATAATACATATTCTGTAGATTCATATTATTATAACCATTCTGATTGGACTTATGAGGGTAATCAAACCATATCAATAAATGGCAATACTGTAACGATAAATAAGACTAACACCGCTTCTGGCTTCTTTGAATCTGATGAGAATACTATTATAGAATATTTAACATCAGACAAATTGGCACTTCGCTTTAAGAATGAGAATACAGAAACAGAGAAATATAATTATGTAATGGAGTTCGTCAGAATGGAATAGAGATACCATTATGAATTAATAAAGGCAGCATTTGAAGTAACATTCACTTGCTGCCTTATTAATTACCTCCTTCTCTTCTTAACTAATTTATGCTTATTCTTCTTAGCTGAATTTGAGAATAGTTGTTCTAACATTTCTCTTGTAATAGGTAAGTATGTTACTTCTGTGAGTTTGGTTTCTTTAATCTCTTGTGGTAAATAGTGAATTGTGTTATTCCTCTTTGGTGTTACTTGCATATTTGTGTAGCAATAAATAGGTTGGTAATTGATTTATCTACAGTAAAGATACTAAGAAGCAGGGGAAGAACATAATACATAGAGCGAAGTTTTAAATATTGCAGGGCAGGCATATTTAAATACCACTATTCCAAAGTCTGTAAGGCTGTAATTAAGGAATAGGTGATTAAGCTATTATTGAATGTAGATAATTACCACAGCATTACTAATACTACCTTTTATTGCAGAATATATTTATATAGTCCCCCTATCTATGAAAGGTTGAATAGTTGCATTATAAGTATAATTCACTACCTTTGCAGCGTGGATGAAGTCCGCAAAGAGATTATTAATTTAATTATTAACCATTCTTGGATTTAACTTAGAAGTTCAACCAAGAGTTCAACCATAGATTCTATAAGGAAATCTGTTATTAAAGATAACTATTATAAGCGGTTATAGCTCAGTTGGTTGCCTGCGAAGCCGAAGGCTTTGAAGGCTTTAGAGAGCACTAGCTTCCCAAGCTGGGGGTCGCGAGTTCGAGCCTCGTTTACCGCTCGTTTGATAATCAGGCAGTTCATAGATAACTGCCTGATTTTTTATATGAATAAATTAATGTATGAAGAATAGGGCATTTCATGCATTTTTCGTATTTTTGCACCCTGTTTTAACACTCTGGAAAACTTAAATAGAAAAATATAATGGCAAAAGAACTGAAAGATCTAACCAAACGTAGTGAGAATTACTCACAGTGGTATAACGATTTGGTGGTAAAAGCTGATTTGGCAGAACAGTCTGCTGTGCGCGGATGTATGGTGATTAAGCCTTACGGATACGCTATCTGGGAGAAAATGCAACGTCAATTGGACGACATGTTCAAGGAAACAGGACACGTAAATGCATACTTCCCGCTATTAATCCCGAAATCATTCTTAAGCCGCGAAGCAGAACACGTAGAAGGGTTTGCGAAAGAGTGTGCCGTAGTAACACATTATCGTTTGAAGAATGCGGAAGACGGTTCAGGAGTTGTAGTAGATCCTGCAGCTAAATTGGAAGAGGAATTGATTATCCGTCCGACATCAGAAACAATCATCTGGAATACTTATAAGAACTGGATTCAGTCATACCGTGACCTGCCTATTCTCTGCAACCAATGGGCGAATGTTTTCCGTTGGGAAATGCGTACCCGTCTTTTCCTGCGTACTGCCGAATTCCTGTGGCAAGAGGGACATACCGCTCATGCTACCCGTGAAGAAGCAGAGGAAGAAGCAATCAGAATGTTGAATGTATATGGTGAATTTGCAGAAAAATATATGGCTGTTCCCGTTGTAAAGGGAGTGAAATCAGCCAATGAACGTTTTGCAGGTGCACTTGACACTTACACAATAGAAGCCATGATGCAGGACGGAAAAGCATTGCAAAGTGGTACTTCCCACTTCCTGGGACAAAACTTTGCAAAGGCATTCGATGTTCAGTTCGTTAACAAGGAAAACAAGTTGGAGTATGTTTGGGCTACTTCATGGGGTGTTTCTACTCGTTTGATGGGTGCATTGATTATGACTCACTCGGATGACAACGGATTGGTATTACCTCCACATTTGGCTCCGATTCAGGTAGTAATCGTTCCTATCTATAAGAATGACGAACAACTGAAACAAATTGACGCTAAAGTAGAAGGCATTGTAGCTAAGTTGAAAGCATTGGGTATCTCTGTGAAATATGATAATGCAGATAACAAACGCCCGGGCTTCAAATTCGCTGATTATGAATTGAAGGGTGTACCTGTTCGTTTGGTTATGGGTGGTCGCGATCTTGAAAACAACACTATGGAAGTGATGCGCCGTGATACACTGGAAAAAGAAACGGTTACTTGTGAAGGCATTGAAACATACGTTCAGAATTTGCTTGAAGAAATGCAAGCTAATATCTACAAGAAAGCATTGGACTACCGTAACTCCAAGATTACAACAGTAG